GGACCCGAAGATCGAGATCGAGCTGGCGAGCCGCACGACTGGCTACGTCCTGGTCGACGACGTGACGATGGGGCAGATGACCAACTTCGACGGGGCGTGGTATGCGATCGTCGGAGGGTCGACGCCGTTCCTGAGACGGGACAAGGCGACCTGGACCGATACGGAAGTGGCGTTCGCGGTCCTTCAGTGGGTGTTCTGGTTCTTCTTCAACGCTTATCTCCCGTCGACGACGGGCGGCGGAGTCACCTGGACCGACCCATCGTAGAGGAGGTATCGGGTGACGATCGCCAGTCAATTCCGCACGCGCTATAGCACGGAACTCGTCAAGCAGATCACGAACCCCCAGAATTCGGGGGCGACTGCCGAGGATACGGCGAGAACGGATCTTGCCGCGGCGGACGTCCAAGGGATGTTTCGGATCTACGTCAACGAAGACTACGACGAGACTAAGGCCCAGCACGTCGCGGTAGCGGTCAAGGCCCTCTTCGGCCTCTTGCTGGTCTACACGGGCCAAGCTGGTGGGCAGGAGTCGTCGATCTACAGGCAGATCGAGGACGACATGAGGGCCCTGGCGAAGATCGGGGCTCGCGGGCGAATGAGGGTCAAGTCGACCTCCCAGCTCACCCCGACGCCGGAGAGCGAGCAGGGGGCGTCGCCGATCAGACCGGATTTCGATCGCCCGTCCCTTGGGGATCTCGTCCCTGGGCCGTTCCCGCAGTCGGGAGACACGCCGAGGCGGTACTAGAGGAGGGGCCGTGCCCGATTACGAGATCCGAGTCGCGGGCGGGGCTCTGGCGAAATTCGTCGAGAAGCTATCCAATCCGGAGCGGCTTCTGGCGAGAATCGGGATTGTCCTCCTCCGGGAGTCTCAGAAGGCGTTTGAGAGGCAGTCGTTTGGGGCGATCCGGTGGGCGAGGCGGTATCCGAATCAGACGGAGCCGATCGTCAACTATGCGGGCGCGGTGGCGGATCTCGAGAAGGGGCCGCGGGTAAAGCCGAGGAGGTTCGAGGCCCGCCCGTCGGCGATGGATACGGGGGCTCTGCGGGCGTCGCTCTCCCCGGCGCGGGGGATCTTGGGGAAAGGGGCCTTCTCGATCACGATCGGGTCGACGCTCCCGTACGCCCAGATTCAGCATGGGGGAGGAGAGACTCGGGTCCCGGTAACGGCCCAGGTGAAGAGGAATCTCGGGCTGTTCCTGCGCGGCTCGAAGCGCAAGGCGGCGCGGGCCGGGAAGGAGGCGGCGATGCTCAAGGCGGCCTTGCGGAAGAAGGTCGCGGCGGGGAGAATGTCCATGCCGGAGGCGAAGGCGGAATTCCGGAGGAAGGCTAAAGTGTTCAAGGCGGAGCTCGCGGCGGCGGGGAAGCTGGTCTTCCTGTTTCACGTCAACGAACTCACGACGAAGGTCAACGCGAGGCCATTCGTCGGCGTCACGGATACGGCGAAGGCCGATATCGACGTCGAGATCGCCAGGTTCCTGGGTGGCAAATGAGCGCGCCGAAAAGCTACAACGTCGTCTGGAATCCGGGATTCCTGGTGATGAACCCGACGAATCTGTCGGCGGCGTATCCGTATGGCGGGACTGAGCTAGGGGTCCTCAAGGCTTGTGTCTTCCGGCCTGGGGCTCAGACGAGGCTTCACCCGGCGGAGGAGTGGGGCGGCGTCGTGGTCGAGGCGACGAATTACGGATACCAGCCGGTCTTCGCGGCGGTCCTGCGGTCCTGGGACAAGGATATGCTCGCCAAGGCGTTTCCCAACACCGCGGAGGGGGCGGTATCCCAGGAGAGGGTGATCAGGCACACGCCGAACTCGGGGAACCGGCCCGGCTATAGGCTCTCGAACGTCGGCTTCAAGCTCCTCTGGGCTCCGGAGGATACCGTCCAGGGGAGGGGGCTCATCCTCTACAATGCCCTTCCCGCCGTGGAGGAGGCCGCAGAAATGGCCCATTCGATGGAGGATGAGTTCGGGATCGGAGTGGTCTTCTACGGATCGCCGGACGCTACCGGACGCGTCTTCGAGCAGGGGAAACTTTCGGACCTCACGCTATGATCGACTGGTTCCTGGCGTCACATGCAACCCCCGTCGAGGGACTTCCGGAGGAGGCGAAGAGACTCGCACTCCGGAAGGCGGAGGCGTTCCTCCGCGCGGGCGGGCGTATCTCCTGGGGGGAGTGGTCGAGTCTGTCGGAGGAGTCCCAGGAGATCCTCGCGGCGGCCGGGGACCGTATCGCAATCGAGCGGGCGGCGCTGGCTGGGGCGGCTACCAACCCGGCGGCGGCCCAGGCGATGACCGATACCCTCGACGGCGGGCGGGCGAAGATCGAGCGGACCCTGATCGGGACGGTCGAGAGGGCGGTCTACAAGATGGAGCATCCGAGCCCGGTATGAACATCTGGCAAGCCCTGAAGCAACTCGAGTACTTGATCCGGCTTCGGACCTGGGGTGGATCGGGCGGGACGGTCTTCCCCTCTGTCAGGGCGACATCCGGGATCCTGGAGGACGCTCTCCGGACGGAGCGCGTTCCGATGGTCCTGATCGCCCCGATGGACGCGACGACGGATCCTGATGGGAAGGCCGACGACGGACTCCTTGAGCAGAGAATCGAATTGACGCTCATCATGATGGCCCCCGGCGACGCTCTGGGTCAGAAGGCGCTCCTGGGGGGGAATAGGAACGTGGCGTCCACGTTCGGACAGGGAGTTTCGGAAGGCCGCGGGCTCCTCGAGTGTGAGACGGAACTCCTGGCGGCGGTCAAGTCGCTTAACAATCTCCACGGCGTCCGGATCAAGCTCGATTCCGTATCAGCTTCTGGTGGCGAACTGGATCAGACGACAAAATACACCTGCTTTCGGAAGTACCAGTTCCGGCTCATGACTTCGGACGTGGCGTTCTACCACCCGGCGCACGACCTGGTCGCGACCCCGCTCGGGGGCGGGTCCTGCTCGCTCTCCTGGAAGATCCCGGCGGCGAGGTGGGATAGGTATCGAGTGATCCTGCGGCGGGCCGCTGGGTCGACGCCCCCGACGTCGATCACGGACGGGATCGGGGTCACGCTTTCCGGAGACCTGGCTACGAGCGTGACGGATTCCCCAGGCGCGGGGACGTTCTCCTACGCCCTGTTCACAACCTACGACGAGATCAACAGTCCGGCTTCGCAAGATCAGCGGGTCAGCGACGCGGTATCCCGAGCCGGGGTTGTGCTGACGTGACGGTAATCGCGTCGAACGCCACATTCAAGGTCCGGATCGACTTCGGGAAGGCGGTCGAGGATCTCAAGAAGCTGGATGCCGAACGGATGGCGGCGGCGAAGGAGGAGGGCCGCGACCGCGAAGAGGAGGGCCGGAAGCGCAAGGAGGAGGAGGGGCGGAAGATTCAGGTACAGCAGGGCTTCCGCCTCAATCCGCTCAATCCGATGGAGACGGTCCTGTCGGCGATCGGTTCCGTGGCTCCTGGGACGGCGAACCTCCTGCGGACGACCATCAACGCTTCGGAAGATGCCTTCCCGTTCATCAAGGGGATCGCCAAAGGGACGGCGGATAAGATGACGGAGAATCTCCCGGAGGTTCTCCGGACTCCGACGCGGATGGCGCTGGCGAAGTCGCTTGAGGCGACGGGGGCCGCCTCTACGACCCTCGCGGATCTCAAGGCGAAGAATGACGCGATCGCCCCGACTTACGAGGCGATGAAGGACCTCACCCGGCTCGACGTGGTAGCGGGCGGGAAGGCACCCCAAGCGGGTGATCTGATCAAGCAGGCCCAGGCGATGTACAAGGTCATGTGGGGTAGGTTGGAACTCAGGCGGGCGATCGACAGGCGGGCGATGGAGACGGTCGGCGAGGCCCTCGGGCGCGGGGTCGCCGACTTCATGACGAGGTAGCGATGGCGAGGGAATACCAGGTCCTCTACGGCGGGCTTCTTGTGACTTCGGTCGGAGGCGGGACCGGAGTCTACGTCCTGGCGAGTTCCCCGGAGCAGATGAAGGACTGGGTCAAGATCGGGATCAAGATCACGCTCCGAGGGCACTCCAATTCCGCGAACAATGGGACCTTCACAGTGACGGGCGTTTCGGGAACTTCGATCACGACGGATAACTCCTCTTCGATCGCCGAGGGTGCCGGCGGGAAGATGTACTACCCGATCGGCGGGACCTCGGACAACGTCCTGACCGATCTGGTGACGCATTCGATCGACTACGTTACCGGCTCGGTCCAAATCAAATTCGAGGTGGCAGACCAGACGGAGTCGACCTACGCGAACAAGCTGGCGGCGGCGGAATCGGTGTTCCGGACGCCGAGGCTCGATCTGGTCTGGCTCAACGGCTCTACCGAGATCATGGCGTTCCGGCATTCGGACGCCACGGGGTTCGACGCGGAGCCGACGATCGAGAAGCGGGAGGACAAGGCGTCAAATCGGGCCAGGATCTATACCGTCTCGGTCAAGTTCGGACTCCCGGCGGATGTGGTTCATACGAGCGGCCGCAGGGACTCGACGGTCAACGTGGCCTACTCCCCTTCCCGGCGTCGCACGGTGACGATCTCCGGCGTCTATACGGCGGTTCCC